AACAAGAGACCCGTGAAAAGGATGTTCGTAAGAGGGGATGGGTCCCTCCTAGCAATCTAGAAGCACCTGAACCACCAGAAGGTTTTCACCATCGGTGGGTAAGAGCTGAATATCGTGGCATGGCTGATGAAAAAAATATCATTGGTAGACTACGAAGTGGGTATGAGTTTGTAAAATCAGATGAGTATCCAGATAGAATGGATTTACCTTCTATCGCTGACGGCAAATACAAAGGCGTTATAGGAATAGGCGGATTATTATTAATGAGGTGTCCAGTTGAAGTGAAAGAAGATCGAGATGAATATTTCAGAGGTCTCACTGATATGAAGACAAAATCTATTGAGAATGATCTCCACAAAGAAGAGCATCCAGCGATGCCAATCCATCAGGAAAGGCAAAGCAGAGTAACTTTTGGAGGCAAAAAATCTTAATAAGTAAGATTATTATGTCTCTAAAAAATATTTAGGAGACTACTATGGCTAACATAGACCAAGCGTTTGGTTTAAGACCAATAGCGAAAGTTGGTTCTGCCCCAGGTGGAACTACTGGTACTACTAAATACTCTATTGCAAGTGGCGCAAGCGGACTTTTTACTGGTGATCCAGTTAAACAAGGCGACGATGGAAACATTGTTGTAGCAACTGCAGGCGATGCGATCAGAGGAGTATTTATGGGTTGTTTTTATACAGACCCAAGTACATCTAAGCCTAGATTTAATAATACGTTCCCTAACGGAACTAGTGCAAGTGATGCAATTGCATTCATAGCTGATGATCCTGATCAATTATTTATTGTTCAGCAAGATTCAGTAGCAACAAATCTAGTAGCTGCAAATTTAAACGAAAATGCTAATCTCATTTTCGGATCTGGAAGTACCACTACGGGTATTTCTGGTGTTGAAATTGATTCGAGTTCCAAAAATACTACGGCTGCACTACAAGTGAAGTTGATTGATTTTTATGACACACCGAGTAATG